CGAGAAGAACGGAACCGTATACGAGGCAGCAGACGGAAAGCACGATGATTTGCTAATGACCAGAGCCATCGGACTCCACATCTGTTTCAACGAAATGGAAATGCCAAAGATGATACAGAATCAGGCAAGAGTAATGAGAAGAAAGGTTTCTGTTTCGGCAGCAACCATCATATAGTTTCAAACAATTAATAATTACGATTATGAAAGTAACAAAGATTTTCAAGCGCATCAAGTGCGAAATCATGTACCGCCAAGCTACGGCTAAGGCAGACTACGCATCAAAGAAGAACCATGGCGAAATCTTCTATGTCCTTCCTACGCAGAAGGGCAACCTGATGATTATGAACCGCTCACTCTTCGAGGCATTCAAGAAGACCAAACTGGTAGACAACGACATGAAGGTCAGAGACCTCTTCAAGGATTGCGTCTACCATACCAACTGCAAGAGTAAGAAGGGAAAGCGCAGCCGCAAGCGCAAATTTCTCAGATGGAAGGGCTTAATCTAAAATTTTTCTGCCCTAAATAAACGGATAAAAGATAGGTGGAGAAAATTCTGCCTATCTTTGCCTATTATTAATAATGTGTATCAAATATGATTTATAAAATAGTACAAGGAAATAGTTTCAAACTCCACATCATGGTGCGGAAGATGGACGTATCGAAAGAGTTCCAGCGACTCGTTGATTTCGATATGAATCTAGCCACCGACATCAGAGTAGAGCTATCGGGCTGTTTCTGCAATACAATTTCTGTTCCAGTACAAGTAGCAGGAATCCAAGGCAACGTACTGATATGCGACATACCTTCCACCCTTGATTACGGAAACTACAATGTCAGGGTATCATGGAAGTATGATGGTAGCGAAATGGTCAGCATTGAGCGAAACCTTCTGAGAATCGTAGAACACAACTCTATGAGCAATGTGCCTATCGGTATCACGGAAGGTGAGCATACTGGCTTATTCAACCTTCGCTACTACATCGTGACCGACAACCAGTCAACTTGCCCAGTATCTTTCATAGTTGACAACGCTAAGTTCAGCTATACCATCAATGAAGAAACTCAGATGGTAGATAGTCAGGAGAACTTCGTAATTAACGCAACTATCAGCAACGGAAAGAAACTGGAAGCTCAGTTCATGCCTATAGAAGGTTTCAGTATCGGTAAGGTAAAGGTTATCATGGACGGAAAGGACGTTACTGCTGAATATTACAACAGCAACACCCACAAGGTCTTCATCCCAGCCGTATCAGGCTATGTTACCATCACAGCAAGTGGAACCGTCAATGCAAGCTATTATGGCGCATCATCAGCCAAGAATATGAGCGAATTGAACATGGAAGACCTTACGCTTATGGAAGGCACTCTTGTCGGTCAGACTCTCACCATCACAACCACGGAAGAGAAACCGTACATCTGGTTTGCAAGCCGCCAGCCACTTGTATTCAATCAATGTGGGTTCGAGGCATCCATGAACGCCACAAAGCTAGGTTACCTCTACTACTATTGGTCGGACGAACTTATAGCTGGTGACGATAACGAATATCAAATTAAATTAAAAGAATAATATGGCAGAAAAGAAAAAATACAACAGCATCCTCATCAGTGGGCGCAAAGACCAGACTCTGACATATTCAAAGTACGTCAAGGACGAGGAATCGGGAGAATCCGTCAAGGAATCACTCGACAAGAAGGTCAATGTAACGGATAAGTTAGAGACTCAGCAAATCAAGGATGGTGCTATCACCAAAGACAAGTTGAAAGACAATACCATCGGTGTAGAGAAGTTAGACCAAGAGCTTCGTCAGGCTATCAATGCAGCCACTGGTCTTCCTGAGGATTTGGTGGAAACCATTCAGAATGTAGACGTAAGCATAGCCAAGCTGAACGATACGGTTTATCCTATCACGTTAGGATTCAGTATCAATCCAAATGTAGGCTCTATGCAGACAGATGTTCGCTATTCCATCATCAGCGATGGCAAGCCACTTATTCCTGATACTCTCCTTATCAGCAAGCAGATTAATGATGCCACTCCAAAGTCTCTTTCAAACACTCCTGCATCCAATGGAACCCTATCCACCCAAATCGAAGGAGCAAGAGAAATCTTCAAGTTTGAAGTAGAGAAGAAAGGTAGAACTGGCAAGAGCACATCGCAGACTCGCTACCTCTGCTACTTTGGAGGAAACCCAGCAGCCACCATGACCGCAGAAATTCTCAATACGCTCAACAAGGTATCAGCAACAGGAGTATCATTCAATCCAAAAGTAACTACCAAGGATAACGATTACATCTGGCTAGTAGTACCTAGTTATCTCTCAATCAGCCATGCAACAAGTGCAGGATTTGATGTAACCCTTGCTGCTCCTCAGACTATCACAAATAATCTAGGCATTTTCAAGGCATACCGCACAGCCAATCCTCTCACCGCAGCTACATGGAATTTAGTAATATCATAAACGTATAAAGATTATATAATATGAGTATAAATTTAACAGACGAGCTTCTAGCCAAGACCAAGAAGGGTAAGATTGCCTCTGCTAAGCAAGTGTTTCTTAATGGAGACCAAGAGAACTTGCAGCAGATAGGTGAAAAGACCCATCAGTTGGAGGATGCCATCAAAGACATCACCGTCTCAGGTGGAGCATCAACTGCAAATGCTGTCTCTTATAACAACGAGACTAGTGGCATGACTGCAATCACTGCCCAAGGAGCCATTGATGAACTTGCTGCTAAAAACAAGGCACAAGATGCTACTATTGGTACTAAGGCAGAGAAGTCAGAGGTAGCTACAGAACTTGATAAGAAATTCGACAAGGAAAATATTGCTCAGGAGTTTGGTGATTCCAAAGAAAAGGTAGTATCCCAGTTTGCCCTTCCTTTCCGTGAGATTGAATCTCCAGAGTTTATTCATTGTATAGTAGATGCAAATGACCATCTATTGTTTACCATCAATTTGGATGGTGAAGTAGATTGGAGCAAAGGTATTCCTACACCAATAAAAGCAAAGTTTCAAGAGATTATCAATCAGTGCCAGCAGGATAAGAGAGACTTGTTAGAGTCCATTAATACTCTCAAAGGTATCTTGGATAAAACAACCATTAAAGATGAAGAAGGCATTGTAGTTGACACTCCTTTCCGTTACATTCAGAGTGAGGAATTTATCTTTGCCAAGGTAGATGCAAATGATAAACTTCTCTTCGGTATTCAGTGGGATGGTACTCCTGTATTTGGCAAGACAAGTGCAGTAGAGAATAGATTGCAGTCACAAGTAACTCTTCTTGCAGAGAAAGTAGCAACTATCATGGGTGATGAGGACACAACCAATATCATTGACACCATGAATGAGTTGAAGAAGTTCTTTGCTGAGATTGAGAATACGCAGACTCTTACAAGCATTCTTGAAAATCTCAATAGTCTCAATACTAAGTTCGGAGAAGACATTAAAAACCTTCAAGATAGAAAGGTAGATAAAGAGGAAGGCAAATCACTCATCGAAGATGAAGTAAAGGAGTGCTTTAAGATTATTGAGAATGAAGAGTTCCTCAAAGCTATAGTGGATTCAGATGATAAGGTTCTATTTGGTTTCTACAGAGCAACAGGCAAGCCATATTATCCTCTCAATGAAATGTATCATGTTGTACAGAACGAAGAGTTCTTTGCTCTTTGGCTTGATACAGATAACCATGTGCTGCTAGGTATCAGAAGAGACGGAGTAGTCATTGGTGAAATCCATGCAGTGAATGCTCTCAAAGAGACAATTAAGGAAATTCAGAAAGATATCCAAGATGATATTTCGTCTTTGCGTGATGAGATAGGTTCAATAGATTCCAATCTCAAAGAACTCCTCGATGTATTCTCTATGCAGGAGAATCCTGAGTATATGGCGGTAGAAAAAGATGTGGATGGTAAGGTTCTTTCTGCTACTTACAATGATGGTAGTCACTATTCTCACAACTTGAAATCAGAGACTATTGATGCTAAGGTTGATAAGGAAGAAGGTAAATCTCTTATTAATGAAGATGTGGCTGATGCTCATAGTACTTTAGAAGACCCGGAGGATAGAACAGAAATTACACTAGATGCAGATGGCAAGGTAATGTCTTATCGTGACTCAGAAGGAAAGAAACATGAGCATGATATGGAAGTTACTAACCTTGATGTATCAAACCTCAATCTTCAAGGCAATAGCATTAACAATATTCAGGATGCTTTGAAAGCAAATGGATTTAGTGTTAAAACTCCTATTGATTGGAGTGAAAATAGTAAGATTCAAATTCCAGAACCACGTCTTGCTTTTGTAAATATAACAAACATTGACTCCATGCCTACAAGCAAGACACAGAATATGCACGCTATCTTTGAGTTTTGGGATATGCAGGGAAACTATTTTAAGAAGAAGGTCATTCTGAATGCTCAAGGAAATTCTTCTCTAGGTATGCCAAAGAAAAACTTTGCTTGTGACTTTTGCAATGATGATTGGATTGGAGACGATACCTTTAAAATTAAATTTGGTAGTTGGGTTTCACAGGATAGCTTCCATTTCAAGGCTTTCTATGCAGATTTCTTTAAGGGCGTGTCTATGGTTGGATATAAGTTATTTAATGAAATTGAATCTACTAGAAGTTCAAGCACAAATAGAGTTTGGAAAAGGACACTACTTCCATCCGCTGATACTATAGGATATGGTACGAAAGGTATGGAAAGTATCAATGATGTAAATATCCTAATTGATAATGGTGCACGTTGCTATCCCGATGGATTTCCATGTATTGTACATTTGAATGGTTCTTTCTATGGTGTTTTCAGTTGGGCATTAAAGAAACATCGTGATAATTATATGCAGAATAAATCGAAGCCTGAAAACATTCAGTTAGATGGAGAAATTTATGATACATTCATGTATAATGGTACCATTGATTGGGATGTAGTGAATGGAACGAAAGCTTCATCAGGAGGTGGTAAGGATGGTTTTGAATTTAGAAATCCAAAATCATTAATATGTATTGATGGTACAAAATATGATGCTGACACTAATAGAAAAGAACTGATTGATTCTTCAAGTGAGTCTTATAATTCTAGCAATAAAAATCATATTCTTACAAATAAAGTGAAGGCATATTATTCTACTCTGACAACATATATTCCGACATTGAAAAAGATGGAGGAACAAAGTGAAGAAGTATCTGCTATCAAAAATAAGATTCAGTCTTTCTTTGATGTTGATAGTTTGATTGATTATCTCATCTTTAGTGATATTGTAACAAACGTTGATGGTTTTAGAAAAAATTGGCAATGGGTTACTTATAATGGTGTAAAATGGGCAGTTTGTCCTTATGATTTGGATGGTATTATAGGATGGAGTGGATGGGGAGAAGTATCTCCTACTTCTGACAGATATGGGAATACTCTGGATTTGCCTACGGGGTGGGTTATAAAATATTTCGATACAGAACTTTGTGAAAGATACAAAACATTAAGAACTGATGTTTTAACTGTAAAGAATATTTTTGGCTTAATGAGCGACTGGTGTTCTAGAATAGGAGCTTCTAATTTTGAAAAAGACTTGTCTAAGTGGCCTCAAACCCCTGAACTTTATTATCCATTTAAGGAGAAACATATAGACAACATATATCGTGTTGAAAATTGGATAATTACACGATTAAAGAAATGTGATGAAATTTATAAGTTTAATTAATAAAAATGTAAATTATGGGAAAATGTTTGATAACGAAATTAAATGGCAGTGTCAGTAATGACAAATTACTGAAATTAGGTGAAATGAGATTTTATTTTAAAAAAGAAGATAAGTACTCTAATGTACTTAATCATGGAATCTCTCTTACTTTTGCTGAGAATACTACAATTTCTGTTGTTGGTGGTAATTTTGTAGATAAAACAGATAATAGAAATTTGGGGACAACACTTAGTTTTGAAGCAGGTGTAAATAAAAACATATTTGTTTCAAATGAAAATTGCTATATCTCTGTAAATAAATATCTTTTGCTTAACATTAGTGCTGTTAATGGAGAAGATAAGACTGTATGTTATTTCTCTATTGATGATTTAAAGTATTCAAGCAAAATTAATAATATATATTCTCTTAGCACACAAGTAACTGGCGATATTGCAAATTTGAAGAATCTTACTGCACTGACCAGCA